GACTACGGCACGGTGCTGCGATGCAAGACGTTTCGAAATCGATACTACGAGGTAAAGATGGACAACGTGATCCTATTTCGAAAGTTGACCCCCCAGGAGCAAGTGCTTATGTGCGCGCTCACTTATTTGGACACCTAAATCTCCGACGCGTCCGGCGCCGCCCGCTAGCGCCTCCCCCTTTGGTCTTGAAACCAGTCCCCCGCTTCTTCTGCATCACCACCGTGCGCCCCCGCTTTTTGCATTTGAATGAGCCACGTTTAATCTTTTTTCGGGTAAATATGGTCTTGGTACAGATCCCGATGGCCCGACCCTCCGTCTGGTCCCGTTCCTTCCCCACCTTTTTTATGCATCTGCATAACTTTTCGGCCATCAGCGATTCGGCCACGCTCTTTAGCTCGTCGCGCGAGCTGGGTATATGTACGTCATAGTACTTTAGGATGTTCTGATAGTCGTCGGTAGAGAGATCGGTGTATTCCATGTTTAGGCGAATAGTGAGACTATGACCGAATGAGGAAAGCTACTATACCGTACGATTTTATATCGCATGTTGCGATATAAAATAAATAGACTATACACCGATTAATCTGTGTACATATTATGAGTGATTTTAGCAAAAAAAATAGAACGGTACCCAACACCCCTGACCAACATCGGGTGGTGGTGTTTGATTTAGACGAAACCCTTGGACACTTTCATTTAATTCGTCTCGTCTGGGAGTCCATACACGAATTCATCAACTATAATAACATCCCATACATGATGGGTCAGACCGATTTCAATGACCTATTTGACATCTTCCCCGAGATGTTGAGACCAGAGGTTCTCTCTATCCTCCAATTTCTAAAGAGGGAGAAGGAGATCGGGGTATGCCGGGGGGTCATGGTCTATACGAACAACAAGTATCCCAAAGAATGGGTCTATCTCATCATTCGCTACATCGAGAACAAGCTAGGGGGAAAGCTGTTCGACAACATCGTTCTGGCGTTCAAACTGAACGGACGGGTACAAGAATTGGGGCGAACGTCCAAGGATAAAAAGGTGGCCGACTTTGTGTCGTGTTGCCGACTGCCGTCGGACGTGGAGATATGCTATTTTGACAACACAGCATTCCCCGACATGCTGGCCGAGAACGTGTATTACTTGAAGGTGCGCCCCTACTACTACCCCTTCACTGAGAACGAGATCGTTCAACGCTTCACAACTCCCTCAGTCCTACCGCGGGTGCTGTGCACCACACATCTGCGCCATATCAACACATTCACCCAGTTTTTGATCAAGAACTTTTCCCGGAAAGGATACAGGTTTGGAGAGAAATCATTCATGGACTATGCGATGGACAAGGTGATTTCGAAACGCATCAAAACACATCTAAACGCCTTTTTCGGGATCATCGCGGGCGTTTCCGCACGCACCAAGTAGAACAGAACAACAATCGGACAAAGAATATACACCCATCTTCCGTATATACTCTATATCTTACTATAGTATATACTCGCCAATGCTACAGCATGTTGCATGTGGAGTCATGATAATCAATGACGGTGATGGGGTTCGCATTCTCATGGGGATGCGACGCGACGAGGGAGGCGTTTGGGAGTTTCCCGGCGGAAAGCAAGAGAAGGAGGAGACGTTGGAGGAGTGCCTGCAACGCGAGTGGCGCGAAGAGCTGGATCTGGAGATATCCGTAGGCCAGCGCATCCACATAAGCAAAATAGATGAGTTCATCTGCCACTTTTTCGTCGGCACAATCTGCGACATGAGCACGATGCGGGTGAAGGTACATGAGCGCGTCGAACTGTATTCCATCGCCGCCGCACGCAACCTGCTCCTGTTCGAGGGCGACGATACGGATCTCAACGCGCTGCAGCGGTTCGTGTCCACCAATTGACCAACTATCCGAGAATTTGTTATCTGCGACTAGAGTACAGTGATTAATTAGACAGTCTAGAGGAATCAGATGCTTGTCTCCGAGATAAATAAAATCACCAATGACCGCATATACGACCGCACGCAGCCGTCCGCGCCACTGCGCCCCTACTACCAGCCGCGCGCGCAGCCGACTAAATATACCAAGTTCTCGACGCACTCCGAACCCGTGTCCAGCACCGTCCCACTCATGGTTCCGCCCACCTACTCACCATCCAAGGTGTTTTATCCTGCGAGCCGCGCCGCGCCCTGGAGCGGGTTCGCGAACAACATCGACCTCGAGTCCGAGATGCGCAACCAGGTCTACGGCCTGCAGCGGTGCAACCAGGCGGTGTACGTCCCCGATAGCAAGAGCGACCTCTTCACGCTGCAGTCGTTCACGCTGCCCGATCGCCCAAACGTGCAACAGCACCCCTTGCTCTTCGAGAAGCCCGAACACGCCCTGTTCAACCCCAACGTGGCGAACGGAACGAATGCCACGTTCAACAACCACACACGTCACGACAGATTAGGAGTGGACACGCGCACGTAATGATGGGAACTTTAGCAATGCGTTTTTATGTACGATTATAGTATATAGAAATCGCAAGTATGATAGAGGTTCCAGGTACAGATCTCATCCCAGGAAAGCAATATTGGGTGGTGTCTTACGGACCACGTTCGGCGCTGCCCCCACATACACGAGCCACCCTATATAAGAGTCATTGTACATTTACAGAGGGAAATGGCCCGCTGCTACATTTTAACTGTGACATACGGACATTTCCCATTGTTAATGATGCAAATGATGGTCCAAATATAATCGGAGGTCCTCCACATCACCTCATTACTGTCAGCTCTATTTGGAATGCCCATGATAACTTTATTTGGAAGTTTTATGATGTGGTGGATGTACCTAGAATGCAAGCCGAAAAGGACGCAAGGGATCGCGAACACGCGATGAAAGTGAATATGGAGAATGAACTGGAGAGTCGAGGAAAATCAGTCCTTAAAACAACCCCAGGAGTACAACCATCTAATCATCCATTCGACCCTGGATACTTTACACGAGGTGGCAAGGGGCGGCGTCGTATTAGAAGAGGAAAAGGGACAACAAGAAAAAGGCGCGCGTCCCACCGAAAACGACGTACTACGCGCACAAGTTCACGCACAAAGAAAACGAGGAAGCGCGGGACTAGGTCTAGACGTCATCGATTGTAACCGATATTTTGTATGTATACTCTAATGAATACATACGAAACGCAATATACCATGTTCAGTTGGGCCACGATCGCCGTGTACGTATTGACTGCGCTGGCCATGTTCGGCATCTTCGCGTCCGCCCCCGCGTACTTGGGCTATCTGCGCGCGGCCATCCAAGTGTATGTGGGGCTTTTCCTATTGATCCGGTTTCATCCCTTTAGAGAGACCAAGTTCAAATTCTCCGAGCTCGACCGACGCGTGGCGTTTAGCGCAGGCGCCTTCATCACCATGGCCACGATTTTGGGAGCAACGTTGCAGCGGTTCGTCGCGACCGCAGCGAAGGATGCAGCAGCGAAGGCAAGTATTCCTATAGGGCTTCATTAAAGTAGATCTTGCGAAACCGCTCGACGCACTTGTCGGTGATGCGGTTCGTCTTAAAATACTCCTCCTTGTGCGTATCCTCCAACAAACTGATGATGAAAAACAGAGAGTAGATGCCGCACTCCGTGTCCTCCATCTGGTGCTCAAATGGGTGGTTCTCGTCGAACGTGAATTTGATGGGCTTGGTGGCGCCCGACAACTGGCTCCCCTGGAGAGTCACCTCCTTCACGAACTGTTTGATCTTTGCGGGCACGCGATCCCCGACGCTGTCAAAGTAGAAGATGAGACCTCTCTCTAGATTGATGAAGAGAGAAACCCAGTGCGATCCCTGCTTGTAGTGCGGGTCCACGTTAAAAATGATCCCGATCTTCTTCTTTCCGCTCTTGATCTCGGCCGCCAGGCTAAAGTGGCACAACTCCTCCCACACACACTCGCCGTACCTTTTTTGTGTGTCGTAGTCGATGGGCGAGGGACCGATGAAGGTAAAACACTTGTACTTCTTCTCGTACTGCTTCATGACTGCGGTGATGTCGCGGCTGCTTAACCACTGGTTTGGGTTCTTTTTCCAGGTCGAGGGCGCCTCGGGCGCGAACGCGGTGCGCAGCTCGCCCTTCATTTCGTCGTTCGAGAACTGCTGCTTCAGCCAGCACGACTCCTTGTCGCACACGTCGCCCAACCGGGTTTTCAGCTTGGACCACGTCTTGTGTATGTTCGCGGCGCCGATCTTGTCGTCGGGGTGGCGCTTGTTCCAGAGGGTCTTCAGCTTGCATATCGACTTGTCGCGAATACAGGTGTACCCCTTCTTATTCCCCTCGGGACCGCACTGCATCTTCTTCAGTTTTCGCGTGTGCTTCGATTTCTTCTTTGCGTGCTTTTTCGTTCGAGCGCGCTGTTTTTGTTTTTTGGTCTTTGATCGTGATGCACCCGTCATAGTATTTACGGAGATTATCTTTTTCGCGCAGAACTAGAAGCAGCAAAATATTATATTATATTAATATAATATGGCTTCAATATGCGATTTGACGAATGACCGATGCTTACCGACTGATGCTAATAAAACACCGTGTCCTAATGCCAACCTCACACAGTGTGCAACTCCCACTCCCGACATGGCTGCTTTTTACCAAGCAATAAATTGGGATATGTTAAAAAAATATGAAAATTATTATTTTATAGGGTTCTCTCATTTTTTAGAATACATATTTTTAAATGACGTCTCCTCCCAGGCTATGTTTAACGCCCTTTATGGGGTGGATATCAGCCCGACAGGTATTGGTAGTGGATATTTTAGACCAAAAGAGATCGCCAAAAACAATGGACAACATTGCAAAGATATAAATTTCGTATTTACTATTCCATGTGGAGCCGAACCCAAGAGGCAAGAAATTTTTCATATTGCGTTGCATTCCGAAAAACCTGTATATGTTCATACCGGCAACACCGTTCTTGCCACTCGTAGTAGTTGGGGGTGCGGTTACTGGTCGGGAAAAGGTAATGCTGGAGCATTACATTATAAGATAGACAGTATACAAACTCCCGCCCAGATAGGCACCGGGCCCATCGATGCGACAGCGTGCAATAATGTAAAGATTCAATATCCTCCAAACAAACCATATATTGGAGACAATACTGGCATTAGGGGAATCTCACAAGATTGGACATTTCCTACCAACTGGCCGCGGGACCTTCAAATTGCAACAAATGATCTGCACAATTATATATACGGCGCGTTTCAATATTATTTCAATACTTATATATTTCCAAACGTACGTAGAAACGGTGGTCCCGTGGAGGCGTATCCCAACGTTGGGAATTTACCTCCTCCTGATCACACCGGATTCCATACAATACATACAATACAACAGAACCCATCACAAATACGCGATGCATTTACACGATTCAGTCTGGACAATAATATATTCGACAAAATTAGGGTTAATAATAAGTTGGACGAACGCAAACATAAATCATACATCGTGCCTTATAAAAGTGATTATGGCCTGAATGGTCCCTGGAAAACTCCTGTTGATGCTGCTGCTGCTGCTGATGCTGCTGCTGCTGCTCCTCCTGATACAGATAATTCTGCATGGGATAATGATGATCCTGCTAAAAAGGCTGCTGCTCCTGCTGCGATGGTTTTTGATGATGATGATGATGCTGATGAAGATGAATTGGTCGTGAATAATCCTGTATTGCAGCATATCACGCGACCACCACAACCACCCAAACTAGGAAAAGCAGCAGCAAAAAAAGCAGCAAAAGCAGAAAGAGATGCAGCAAAAAAATCTTATAAACGCGGTGGAAAGAAACATAAAAAATCCCAGAAAAAGCCCAGAAAAAAGGCATCCAAGACCAAGCGTTCTAAGAAAGCGGGAAAAAAGACAAGAAAATCCCATACATCCAAATCACGCAAGAAATAATTCTATTATTTTAGTAAATATTTTTATGCAACGTATCTGTCTATATTCTTGCGCGATGGGGATTGGCCAAAAGAATTGAAACCCTTCTTGCACCAATAGCTCTGGATATAACACAACCAACAACAAAGTATCTATTTACATTAATAGATTACGATTTCAAAATGGACGATAAACTGAGTGTTATGCGTGATTGTCTTGGTTCACTATGGAAGTATGCCCTAAGCGCTATTGCAGCGGAGGATATAGGATACTTAGAATATATAATGAAGACGGGGGTTATTTACATTGTGAGTGATCTTGAGGCGATTGAGGGAGACAAATCAGTGATTTTAGCGAAGGAAATACTTGAGTTTGTCCAATATGTTGAGGTTGCGATGGATTCTATCAAGTTGAAGGCAGACATGAAGCAGGTAAGGACGGCGTCTTATGAACAAGAGACGGACAAGTTTCAGCGTGACGTTGATATGTTCATAGATGGATTGGATAGTGATTAAATTATAAGTAACTAAATAACCAACGAAATTTATTTCTTATTTTATTTGTATACAATATACGATTGCCTTCGTTATGCAAGACTTTTATTATGACTTTTATTATCTTTGTCTGTATGTTTCTGCGTTCGGGTTATCCGACCTCTTCATTCGCGTTTATAAAATAACCTCTGTTAAAAGCCTGTTTTATTATTATTTATCCATTTTGTGTATTGCCCTTTTATCCTTCTATCTTTTTTGAGAAAACTATACATCTTGTACATGCGGCGCTTAATTTCCATAAAATTGAGTAAAATAAGATCAAATGACATTATATATATCTGGGCTATATACAATGTTCGGATATCAACTGGTAGTGCTATGGCTCGTGATTTTCATTGCCATAAGTTTTCCTTTTGTGAAACACCTCGACGTGATGCATCGCCTCATCATCTTCTGGAGCATCATTACCCTTTTTGTATTTTTGTTTGAAATTATGCTGATGTTTAAGTCCAATTACGTATGCGAGAAAGGAAAACAGTACTATGATAATGGTACATGTTATTGGTCGGAAAAAGACATTCGTTTCTCTGACATGTTTAGCTCAAAGATGTATATGGATTTGTATGCGGACTACAGTTTAGGAGACGCCAAATACCGACAAAACTTTGGGGATAGTGGTTTTCACTTTGTCATGTTTGGTGAGATCTGGCATGGGATCTTTGCAGGATTGATGTCTATGTTGGTTCTGTACTACAACTATACGTCTCCCGAAACCAACTTCTTCTACTTATCGGTTCTGTGTCTCGGATTAATACAACTGATCATGATTATATGGTACATCTCTCCATGCGTCCTCGAGTTGTTTATTGAGACAAGTATAAATCATTCTTCGAAATGTTGGAAGCCTCCCCTGTTGTGGAACCTTCCTTGGTTTATTATTCCGCCCATTCTCATCTATTTTGGCGCCAACAATATACTCTACCCGTCATCGACTCCGAACGATATATCGCAAAAGTAGGTGACACCTAGAACGGTGAATGGCATTACATAACTTAGACGCTGTGGTGTATACACAAGTAAACACCTTCATGTCCACGTCCATTCAATCGCTCAATTCGTACGCTGAACCGTCAACCAACTCGCCCACGGACATGGTCAGTCAAATCGGTACGCACGCCGAAATATCCATGCTCGTCGCGTCAACGAACGTGGAAATGATGTGGAACATCATTATACAAAATAGCGCGTTTCAAGGGAGCGCGGGGGCGGACGATACGCGCGCCAAACTGCGCCAGCACTATATTACCCACTTGAAACAGTATGTAGAAAATTGCATCCAAACAAAGACTCTATCAACGCTCATCGATCTAAATAAAAGTTTCATCGTGGAGTTTATCCATGGGTTCAGAGAGACCGAGCCCGCGACGCAGAAGCTGGATCTTACCAGCACGGTTCCCGTGAAAAACGACGTGATCACCATTGAGGAAATCAAGGCGGAGCGGTTGAACAAGTTCGACAGCCAGTACGACAAGATGAAAACAGATTTCGACCAGTACCGGACGACAGACGCGGTCGGCGACGCCAAGTTCACGGACAACACTGTGGTGGAGCCGTTGAAGGGGCAAGACATGGAGGACATGCTGTCGCGCACGCTCCAGAATCGCACAGAACAGGAGAATGCATCGGTCCCGAGAAACGTCGTAGAAACTCAGCGGGCGCGCGATTGGTTGAACCTGGATGCGGGTGCGGGTACGGACGAAGTGGTCATGCCACATCCAGAGAGAAAAGCCGTTTCGTTCGTATCGGAACCCGACATCGACATTCCCACATTCACCCTTCCGCCACTGCAGCTTTCCCAACAAGTCTCTCCCATGGTCGCGCTGCAGACACGGATGGCCGCGATGGAGACGAAAATGGAGGAAATTCACGCGCTAATCGTAGGGATGACGGTAGTTGTCAAACCAGGTACCTCCATTGAGGACGCGGAACAGCTTCCTGACCAGAAGGATGCGCCATAGTGTAATGGGTCGAACACACAAGGTTAGTAACGGTTACTATTTTATCGTGACATGAGTTGCGATAAAATATGATATATGTTGTCGTGAATGCGACCTACTCAGGTGCCAAGCTGCGCCACGAACGCGTCCAGCTCGGGCAGGGCGCCCTCGTCGAATTTCCCTAAACGACCGACG